CTGGGATTTATTTTTAGAGTATTAACACCAAAAGCTAGACCAGTAGCATTACCATCATTATAAGGATCCATACCTAATATCACAGCTTTTATATCTTTATACTGGCACAATTCAAATGCCCTAAATATATTCTGTGGTTCAGGATAAACTTTATATCTTTGATACTCACTACTAATAGCCTTTACAATGTTATTAGTACCAGGAGATTCCCAAAAAGATGGGAACTCCTGATACCAATCTCCTAATTGATTAATAGTTGTTGGCTTCATTTTACTTTAATTCTTCTATGATCTTCTATTTTTATATCCAATATCTCTTCTTCACCTATATTACCCCATACCTCAGCCTTACTAAAGTCAAAAGAGTAATCACTAAAATGTTTACATCTTAGATATGTATTAGGAGTACATTTACATTCTTGAGCTAAACAGCCTAGATTTTTATGCACATTCCTAAGCATATGCTCATTCCTAGATAACACACCTATAATACCTTTAGTAGGACTGCCTACATGGAAGTCTACAACTTTATTTTTGTATTTAGGACTCATCTTAGAATATCTGCTGTACATAAACCAATCATAATCATCTTGATGTTCTTTAGGAACATTGTAGATAAATACAGAGTGGTGTACATCAGGATCATATCTTTTAATTAGTAGGTGGTCTAGGTCATTATATAGCTTATTTTCCATAGATACAATCTTACCTAAGTTATTAGCATTAAGATACTCAGGATAGTTTAACAATAATACAATATGGTTATTGTATTCTGGATAGTTAGCATCTTGGATATAACAATTTACTAGTAACCCAGACCAATCAAAATATGATTGATCTGGGCCTAGCATAGGCAGAATTAAAAAGGAAGCTTTATTCTTCTGGGGTTTTTGCCTTGTCATACATATTAGTTGTTAACTCACCTTGATTTTCATAAACTTCTCTTGTATAATCCCAAAGGTCATTACTAATATGCCAATCTAAATCATCCATAATTTCCCACATGCTCTTCACTGAATATCCAGCTGCTTTTCCAAGCTTAGCTGCCATAAAATCAGTTTCACTGAATTTCCAGATTAAAGGGTTATTAGGATACTTAACATTGATGACAATAAACTTAAACGGCATTATAGTATATCCTTGTAAATTATTAACTTGAATAAATTCAGTACTAATGTAGTGAGAATAAATTACTGCTTGCAAATCATATCTGTATTTCCACATAGATTTTGTAAAGCCATAAGGGGAATCACTAGTAGTTTTAATGTCTAGTGGCTGTATGGTTTTATTATCATGGTCTACAACAATAGCATCTAGCTTTACTCTGTAATTGATGTTATCATAAGTAAATGTAGAATCTACTTGATAGAATCTTTGCTTATTACCTTCTAAAGTTTCACTTAAATACTTAGCAGTAAACCTGTTGGATTTAAGTATATTAGCAGCAGTTTGAGCTATAGTAAAATTCTCAAAAGAGATAGTTAGCTTTCCTTCTGATGCATCTAAAAACTTAAAATAAGCCAAACCTTCAGCAAGAAATCTTTCTTTTACTTTATCAAAACTAATCTTAAATCCAGCTTCTGTATAAGCAGTAACTTCAGCACCATTATAGCAAGCTTCTTCAGATAAAGGAGTAGATTCTAGTAAGCTTTTATAATTTTTGTATAAAGACTTTACATAATCACCCATCATAGCTGTAGGCACAGGAACTGTAGCTACAGCAAATCTATTGTGGAATTCATCAGGCTCTGTAATAAGGCAATCTACTGCAGAACCTATATCTAAGGTAGTAGTGTCATCTTCTATGACTTCACCTAGTATATATTTTTTATAATATAGATAAGGACTTCTGTCAAATAAAGCTAATCTACTAAAACTAATTGTAGGAAATTGAGAACTATAACTCATGATCATGTGATATTACAATGTTAACTGTTGATTTTTCTAGAGATTTTTTATAAAGCTCTACTTTCCTATTTATTTTTTCAATGGGAGTTCCTGGTTTAAAATACACAGTAGTCCTTTGATCAATAATTACTCCTATCATTTTATTGATGTTTGGAGATTTAATTTCTTTTTCAGTCATAATTCTAGCTTTAAATAAACACCAGGATTTTCTTTGTCCACAGAGTAATATTTGTTATCCATTTCTAATACATATGGGATTAAGTATTTCATGCTATCATCTGTAATGAAATCATGAGCTACTAATAAATCTTGGATAATCTGTGTGGCATTATTAAAATCAAATTCAGCCTTTGTTTTGCGAACAAAATGAAATCCTAGTTTAATTGGGTAATTGTCAATAATAGGAAAATCTTTAAGAGATTCTCTAAATAGATTAGGCTTTGTTTTATACTCTTGAACTTGTTTATCTCTCACAGAGTATTTTAAAATACCTATATCTCTTAAGTATTTTACTACAGTTTTAGAAGGAAATATCCCCCTTGAAGTCTTCACTTTGGAATTCTTCAAGGAGGGTACATTTCCAGGAATAAAAAATAAAGTTACCATAAAACTTGAAAAGTCTCTTCAGCAGGTTCAGGCTCTGGAGTTATACCGCTAAGATAATCAGTAATAACTTTAATCATAATTTCCTTCTCTTCTTTAGATTTTTGTATTGCATTATTAAATACTGGTAAATCTACTTCGTAAAAGAGTTGAGCTTTAAGATCAGGTACAGTGACTATTTCAATGTTGTTCTCTTCAGCAAAAGGAAGAAGTATATTTCTATATACTTTTCTAAAGCTTTGAGATGGAAAATCTTTATAGTCAAAACCAGCCTGTACATAGAGTTTAAACAAACCTTCTTTATTTTCTAAGTGGTGGTAATTACATTGATCACCTTTATTACGTTCAATACTATTATATAGTCCTGCTAGCCTAGGTAACTGCACAGCTTCAGTTTTAATAGCTAGTATTGCAAGAGGATTAAACATACCAGAATAAAAATATTGATTATTTTTATACATCTGAGCTACACCAAAAATACCACCTCCCCAATAAAAATTACCAGCTCTTGAAGCAATGTGTAAAATTCCTTGGCTTAGAAAACTAGTAATCTCTAAATCTGTTAAACTACGCCTAATCATAGGCCCTTTTCTTAATCTTAAATCATTACAAGGAGTGAGGTAGCTATTAAGAACTTCTTTTATTCTAGTTTTAACTATATCATCTTTAACAGAAATAGGAACATTAACATCTAAAAAAGTATTAGATAGTTCTAATAAGTACTGATTACAAATTTGATTAGCACTTATTATAGATTGTAAAGATTCATTTTCAGGCCTATCCAAAAACTCTCGAATATATTTATAGCTGCTATGTAAACGATTTAAAACACTATATACACTAATTGAAGGTATGTAATGATTACCTGAATATACACAATACTCTTGATTATATTTTATTTTAAAGGAATTTGTGTATCTATCTTCATGCCCAGAAGTATTTGTAGGGTTTCCTGTAAATAATAAATTTTGCATAGGTACTAATTAAAAGGTTACAATTTCAGTCATAGTAAAAATATCATTTTCAATGCAAAATGGTACATCTCTAACAGGTTCTTCAGTTACTAAATTAGCACAAAAATTAGTATATGCAGCTACCATTTTACTTGCTATCATAAAACTATTATGTGTAGTGCCTTTAAAACCACAAGGTAATACAGCAGCTTCTGAATCAGGAAATAAAGTTTCTTTGTACCTATCTACTTTATCTCTAGTAACTACATAAATGTAGAACTGCTCAGCAGTTAATCTACCATCAATTAATATAGGCTCAATTCCTTCAGAAGAATACATATTCATATCTCTAGTAAATAGGTCAAACATAACCTGTCTAGCTGCCATATTATCAAAACAGCTAAACATTACTTCACTAGTTGTAGTTTCAGGTGTTACTAATGCATTATTAGGACTTAATCTATCATAACCACTAAACCTAAAAACAACATCTGCAACAGCAGTTATTTTACTTTTACCTATATGTTGAAAACTAAATAGTTGATTTGATAAATTTATATTATCCACAGTATCATTATCATAGATACTAATTGATGCTGGTTCTATCCTAGATAGAAGAAAGGTTACCACAGAACCTATACCCCCAGCCCCACCAACAGTAATGTTATGGGACTGGGCTTTAGGTAACCACACAGCTTCTTTAAATCTGTCTGTCATTAGTTGTTTGATTTGTTAAAAGAATTATTCCAAGAAGTAGTATCGTCATCATCTTCAAGTACATCTGTAAAATAATCAGCTATAACTGTATAAAGAAATTCAGCAGTACTACTTTTAATATCATAAGCAACTTCTAAACAATACTCCATTACATCAGTAAGAAAATCAGCCATAGAATTGTTATTGATTAGCTGTCCTTTTTTAATAAAGAACACTTCTTTGTAACAATCTTCAATCTTATCTTCTATATGAAATGCATAAGCATCTTGATCCATACCACTAAACTTAGCATCAAGCTTAACTAAAGCTTGTTCAAAGCTATCAGTACTTTTATATGCAGGATCTAAGAACATCAATTTACACAAAAAAAGTTCCATCTCTTTTTTGGTAAATGTGACTTTGTTATTAGTTACAAATGGCTTATCATCAAAAAGCTTAGGCAATGTAGATTGGCTTTGATTATAAGTTGGCTTATTATAAGTATCTATATCATAATCATCTCCATAGTTATAATTACCATACATACTTTTACTACTGCCAGTATTATAATTATAGTTACCAAAGTTATTGTAGGCTGTATGACTTTCTTTAATTGCTTTATCAGTCATAGACTCAAAGAAAGTATCTATCTCTTTAACAATGTCTAAGTCTAGTGTTATTACATCAAAAGTAGATACTTCTTCTTCTTGATTAGCAGTAAGAGGAATCCAGTTGCCATCAGAATCTTTGTACTCTTTAGCATATCTTTTTGTTTTATTATTAATAGGATAAGCAGCTTTGGCTACCATTTCACCTTTGTTATTAACAATTAAAGAAATACAAAAATTAGAAAGCTTAGCATACTCATTTAAAGTAGAAGAATCTGTACCACTAAAGAATACTCCCATATTAACATGAGAGTGAATAATACCCATTTTACAATCTTCTAGCTCTGGATTATTATCATAGGCATCAATGATTCTTTCATCTACTTCAAATTCAGTATAGGTAGGCTCACCTTTATGCATAGGCAAAATGTCTATAGCTCTAATGCTAAAGGTTTCAGGATTAATAGGATGGCCTTCAGTTTTACAAAATACAATACCAGACCATTCTACTGTGTTAATTTTATGACACAAGAACCAAATTTTTGATATTATCTCTGGAGAGATAAACATCTTCGGTCTGTAAACTGGTGTAGTGGTTTGTAAATAATTGTTGTAAAGTTTCCCTTGTGAAGGATAAGAGTTCTTCACTGCAGAATTCTGTTGTGACTTCTGCTTGTTGATCAATGCTTGTGGCTTCATAATTTATGGGGATGTTTCTAAAGGTTTTAAAATGTGCATTCTGTACAGCTATATCTAATTGCTGTTGATGTAAGGCATAATCGTACTGTTCAGTATTATTTGTTTGTACATTACCATCAGAATCAGTATAACCATAATAAGTAGTATATGGAGCTAAAGCTCTAGCTAAATTAAGTGTATTTTGAATAGTCACTTCTACACTACTACCTGAATTATTGTAATTTAGTAAAGGATTAAATAAATCAGGATTTTCTTTGTAGGCATTGCAAAATTTATTAAAATCACTTATAATAATACCAGGATCTATTGATTGCCTTGATACTACAGTTAAATTTCTGTTGTTAGTTGTTGATAAATGAATATAAGGAGTGCCTTCAATAGATTCCCATTCTACAAAATTGTTTATTTGATATAAAAACAAATCAAACCTATCCTCATTAAAGTCTTCCCTAAACTCAGAGATAAGTGCAGTTAAATCAGTACTGCCTGTGCAAAACGATGATACATCAAATAAACTTTCTAAACTTCTAAAGTTTAAGTGAGAATGTCTGTAACTATTTTTTACATCATTAAAAGACATTTTAGCTCTAAAGCCTTGAAATTCTTTTAATAAGCAAGATTCATTAAAGGTTAGTACACAATATAATTCTTCTATTTCTCTACTTTCTTGTTTAGTATTAGTAATAGTTATGTGTGGGTACCTAATAAGTAGATCTAAAAATCCATTTAAGTGAAGTTGTAAATCATAATTCTCACCATAAACTTCATCCAATACAGGTTTTAGTTTTGTTAAACCAAAATCTTTAAACTTATTAGCTAATGTAGTTTTATGAAAATCTTTGTATAAAGTTGCTAAGTTACTAAAATCAACTGCTTCATGAGATAATATAACATATTCATTTGTATGGTTTAGAGATACTGAGTAATCTTCATCGTAGTTATAAAGACTTTTTATATTATTATTTCGAGGATTTACAATTACATCATAACTATTAAATATCCAATCTATATTATCAGGATCTACAAAATAAAAATGATTGTACATACCAATGCCAGAAGATATATAGTTTTCTCCTTGAAGTTGGTTAGCAGGCCTAACTATCACATTTGGATAGTTTTTAACTACCAGATCTCTAAATGAAGTTACATCACTAGCAGTTGATAATAATTTTTCTAATTCTGTCATATTTTGGTTTTTAGAAAAAAATAAGAAAGGGTGAGGTAATAAATACCCCACCCTATTCTTACATCATAGCAAAGCTACTACTTAGGAAATTACTCCTTCAGTACGTAGTTGATCAAGATCATCTTCCTCATCTTCAGAAAGATTAGAGTTATTAGCTACATTACCAGCTAATACATCTTCAAAAAGGTTTTGAAGTTTAGTACGCAACTCTCTGATTTGAGAATCAGTGTAACGAGTACCATTATCATTGGTGCCAGAAGCAATTTTCTTCATGCTCAAGATAACAGTAAAGTTACCTTCAGGAAGTTGAGCTTCTGGAGACTCCAAAGATACTCTGGTTTCACGAACAATAGCTTTCATATTTCCAATGTCAGAAATATGAGAAGACAAATCACTTTGAAGTTCACTCCAAGTGGTTGCAGCAGATTCTACACTTTTAGCACGATCTGATTGAGAAGAAATAACACGAATTGTACGCATAATTAAAAAATTAAAGGATTAAAAATTAGGGATTTAATTAAAGATTTGGATACTTCCTTTCCATGGTTTTTTACTAGGTCAGAAAAGTCTTTTGATTTATATTCATCAGGTATCTCTATTTGATTTAACTGAAATTTAGAAGATAACTCACTGCCATACTTTCTACCCCAGTTAACTTCTTTATTGAAGTCATTATCATAGAGTAAATACACTTTATCAAACCTTTTCTTCAGCTGATTAACAATATGAGGCTTAGGATCAGTTGTTTCAGCTTGAAGAGATACAGAAGGAACACCAGTTAATTCTGTAAGTGACATAACATCTTTTAAAGATTTAGTGATTATGAGCTTTTCACCTCTCTTTGGCAATTGTGTCCATCCTTGCCAAACAGATTTATCAACATTTGATATAAATCTTAATTGTTTGTTATAGGGTTGATATATTTTATATGTATAGATTCTATCCTTGCTCTCTAGATAAGCATATGCAGGGTTCTTTGAGTTATCTACAGGTATTATTAAATCATTTAAGAAAATGAATTTACAACTAAAAACATTATACCTATTTAATGTAGATTTACTTATCCCAAATTGTCCCCAGAAATGTATATCTCTTGGGGTGAACTCTTGCATTTTTATGCCTATGTGTACTCTAGATTTATCTTTGTAGTCAATGTCTTTGGGGATTTTAATTTTCTTTTTTCTGCCCACTATATCACTGTCAATAAGTCCAAAGTCATTAGCTACTTTTCGCAAAGCACCATAGTAATCTAGTCCAAATAACCTAGAAACAAATACAAAACAATCTCCTTTTTCTTTTGTAGCAAAATCTCTGAATAGAAGTTTATCCAAGGTGGATGCATAAAACACACTAAAAGAAGCAATATCATCCTCTCTAAGAGGGCTGCATATAGCAGTATTGAGTTGCAAATTTGGTATGTAGAATGCAAAGATTTGATACTCTGAAACTCTATCTAATATGAGTTCAGATGATAATGTATTATAGTCTAAAGAATTAAGATTAATCATAATATAATAAGGGGGATTGTTAATCCCCCATTATTACAAAGTTACAATCTAATTTTTAGATAATATCACTAGAAGCAGCAAAACTTCCAGCATTCATAGCTGGAGCATCTTCTTCTATTCTAGTCATCTGGTCAATATTATTGGCTTTCAGACGAGTATCAGACAGCAGCACACTTTCTGCTTCAATAAAAGGAACATAGCTTCTTACTTGTAGATACTTCTTAGGATACAAAGTAGTACCATAAGTACAATACAGTCTAACCATTACTGAAGAAATCTTAGGTTGGATTAGCTGTAAGCATCCATCAAGTAATTCTTTAGGTGAAGTAAAAGCAGGAAACTGATAAGTTTCACCTAAGAAACAATGTACCAAATGCTTAAGAGCTTTACCTTGTTTCTCCAAGTCCTTAGCAAATGTATCTCTTGTAGAATCTAGATACCAAAAGGCCAAGTTAAGCTCAGCACCATTAGAATCTTTAAAGAATAGCTTATAGTCAGGAGCATTACCAGCTTCTGTCTTAGGCTCAATTCTATCAAGTCTAACATTTCTTACTACACCAGCTTGTCCACCATTAAAGATTTGAACATTACTACCTCCATCAAAGGAATTGTCATTTAGATTAATCATACTATTTATTTGTTTTTAGGGTTAATACTTAGATATTTGCAAAAGAATGCTGAGGAATACCAGCATGTTGTAGAGTTCCTAAATCTAGTTGTTCTTCAGGCTCACTGTAAACACAGTTGTCTTCAACAATCATTTCAGGATCTACAAACTCAAAAGTAGGTTCACTTCTTTTGATGTTTCTGGCTTGTACTTTTCTATCTCTGAGTAAAGTTACAACATCATCACCACTGCAATTTATGCGGTGAATATCGTTGATTTTTACCGCAATTTCATCAGCTGACATACAGTCCAGCACATACCAGATTTTCAAATCTCTAGTACTAATAGGAATTTGTTTCATACTTATTAGTTATAATATTCGTTAATTTTTGCAGACACAAGGGATAAGTCATTAGGAATAGAAAGCTCATCAAACATTCCTCTTGGACTTTTAGCAGTGGTCACACCATCAGTTTGAGTTACAAAATAATAGTGTGGCCTTTGGTCTTCTTCAATCCTTACTTCAGTAAATAGGACAATAGTAAATAAACCTTCTAGAGTAATTTTATCATCTAGAAGTTTACCGATTGTCTTGATTTTCCTTTTCTGATTGAAGTTTTCATTGGTACTTTCCTCATGATATAGTGCAAATACTATTAGGTCATCCCTAAGCTGACGACCTGTATTTAACACATCAAAGGTGTTTTTCGCAATGTCTGTAAATTTGTCAAAGCCTCTTTCTTTAGCTTTAGCCATAAACTCAAAGGACATCAAGTATTGAATATCATCCAAGATAATATGCTTAATCTCAGGTCTATTATCACTAATGAATTTCATAGCTGTGACAATAGTAGCTGAAGTGTCTGTGGATACATAATTAGCTCCTTCAGATAGCTTACCTTGGATGTATTTACTTTTCCATCCTTTAAATGGTAAAGGTTTGTTAGAAACATTGACAATTACAGTTTCTTTTGGGTCAAGGCCTTCAATAGAAGTGGATTTACCAGTTCCACTATGGCCTACAATACCTACGAGTGTACTCATATATTTGTTGAATTTAGTTACGATATTTTCTTTTTAATCTCCAGATAAGGGACTTAACATATTCAATAGATACATTAAACCTTTCTATAACACTTTTATGTGTTATAGTACGCCCACCTCTTTCTATAAACTCAACAATATCTTGTTCTAGGGTATTACGCTTTAACTTTTCCATTGTATTTTTTATAAATTTCTTCTAAGATAGGATCCCCTGGTTTAGGTAGCTCCTCAAAGAAGTTTGTAGCTCCATTAAACTGCAAGCCTACAACTCCATTAGGACTACCACTACGGTATTTTAACACATGTAAAGATCGGAAATTATCCTGTAATAAAGAAATTTTATAGTTCCTAAATACATCTAATTCATACCTTGCAGGACTAAAAATACCTAGTGCTATATCAGCATCTCTACCAGTTAATTTAGTTTCACCTAAACCATACAAACTAGGAATCAATTTAGATTCTAAAGTCTGACCTTTATAGGTGTCTAATTCCTCCATAGCAGCAGCTTGTTGTTGAATTAATACAGGAATAAACCCAAAGTTATTTCTTAGCTGCACCATGTTATTACTATGCTTTTCTATAGTACCTTTAATGCTTAAACCTTGCTCAGTATTAAGCAAAGCAGCATGGTCTACAATAATGATAACATATTCCTTTGGGTTATTAGGAGTATAATAGTCAAAGATTTCTTGTTGTTCTTCTCTTATTTCTCCAGATACCTCATCTCTAATCTTTTTAGTTATCATCTTCTTGTGTATAGTACCATGGGATTTAGCATAGTCAACCATCTGTTTGAAGATACCATAAGGATTCATTGTACTATCATAGATGTAAACAAAGTCTTCTAATTTCTCAAAGTAATCCTTAGTGGAAGATATAATACTATACTCCTCTTCTGATATCCTATGCTTGTTCATAGATAGGATTTTATTAAATGGAATAACCATGTTGTAATCATAGTATATCTTCCTAGCAATACCTTGTATAATCTTAGATTCTTTGTCTACCTCTAATGAGTAGTAAAAGATTTTTAGCTTAATATCTGTTTCATTATTAAGCACAAAATCTATAGGTCTATACATAAAAAAAGCATCAGTAAACTGAGTTTTGCCAATACCTGAGTTAGCAGTTATTAGGTAATACTTTTGTTGCATAATACCTGGAACTACATTCTCAAATCTAGGTAAACCCCAAGGGATGCAGTTATGCTCATTATGCATATTGTCCCTAATTCTACTTAATGCTCTATCAAATATCATGTATAAACGAATTTTGAGGTTCATTAGCATCTAGCTCATCACAATATGCTTCTAGCTTAGATACTCTACCATCTCTGGTGTTACCTTGGTTCTTAGAGATAAAATAGTCTGCTTGCATTAGATACTTCCATCTTTGATTGGATTCTACCTGAATATACTTTTCAGTAGCTCTCATTACTTTATCCATAGATAAATCAGGTCTTCTCAAAAACAGCTCTTTCATTTTAACAATACAGGCATTTTTATCACCCATAGCACCAGGTTTCTTACCTTTAAACAGATTTCTGTAGTTATCAATCCATTCTTCAATAGGATGTATAATCTTACTTTCTGTTTTAGGTAAGAGGATTAGTTCTCTGGTTTCCCAGTTTAAGACTTTTATAAAGCCTTCATCTTGCATTTTATTTAGCAAGTCAATTACTTCTAGTATTTCCATAATACGAAAGAATTTACTCTAGTGAAAGGCATACCATCGCTATCAATCTTTTCTGTAACCCATACAAGTTTTAGGCATTGCCCATCATCAATTAGGGATACACTATGCATTGCAATAGCTATGTAACCTACAATAAGTAAAATAATTACAATCATCAAAATCATAAACCCATGTTTTTATACTTTAGTCTTGCATCTTCTTCCTCCATCAGTAGTATAAAAGCAGGTATAACACACATTACTTGGTCTGCACAGGTGCATTTAGGTTTTGCTAAGGTGTTAATTTTGTCAACATAGGATTGTGGGTGTTGTTTTTCTTCTTGTGTCATATCTACCTCTACTATCTTAGAAAAGAAAAGTACTTCTTCATCTGTCAGCGTATTTATACTGACTTGTATAGTTTGCTCCATTTATAAGTTTTTATAGTGAATAAACTCTATTTTGCTCCTAGGAACATTTTTCAAAGCACTTCTTACCCAATCTTCATCTACTGTATTAACAGCACATATAACCCACACTTCTGCAATCTTATTAGGGTTATTATACTCTAACCTAAGCAGTCTACCCATTCTTTGCTGAGCAGTTTCTTCAGAGCTTTGAAATTGATGTACTACGGCTTTATTTAATGGCTTTATATTTAAGCCTACATTTGCCATATTAACTACTGCTAGTTTATCAATTTCTCCTTCTGAGAATCTCTCTAAGTTTTTCTTATCAGCTTTAGAATGATATTGGTAATCACATAGCTGGTTAGCACTGTCTGTTAATGTAGTGAAGACAAGCAATCTGTCTTCAGGATAATTGTTGATTATTCTAGAAGCAGCATCTAATTTACTTTTACAGGAATAGATAAGCTTGGCTCTTTTAGAAGCAAACTGCATTTTAATCAATGCATATTTTCTCTTATCAGCTCCTATAGCATTCCACTCTGCAAATTTAATTTGATTAAACTGCTTTGTTAGATAATCGTATTGTGCCTTTTCTGTAGTTAAAAAGGGCTTTAGTTTAGTTCCTCCTTCAATATACTTGTGTGTATCATCAAGAGAGACCTCTACAACTTTAACTCTATAATCAGCAATGATACCATCTCTAATAGCTCTCTCAATATCATATGAATATATAACATCAAGGTTTAGTTGTTCTTTAATTACAGCTTTAGAATTATCACTAAGAGTACCTGTAAGACCTAATAATGGCCCTGCAGGTATCTTAGATAATTGATTAGTAGAATACAGATGAATTTCATCTAATATTACTAAATCAAATGTATTCTTAGTGTGTTTCCCCAAGGAAGCTGTAGTGGTATATACAACATTACTATCTGATTTACCCCATTTAATAAATTCTTCTTTCCAAGAATCTAAAACTGATGTAAATGGTGCTACTACAAGTATTTTCTGATGGGAGTTTTCTATTAAATCTATTCCGATTTTAGTTTTACCAACACCCATTGAAATATGTAATATGCCTCTTTTATGAGTTAAAAAAGTCTGTTTTGCTAAATGTTGTATTTCATCTTTTGTCATTTTAAAAGTTCTTCAAGATTGAGTTTTGTATTTGTAGTTTGGCTTACAGTTTGACCTCCCATCCAAGGTTTAAAAGGTAAACAAGATACCCATTGTTCTATGGTAGGCACAAAACCTAGATCTTCTTTGATATGATTAATAACAATGTATCTAGTTTCTATTTTCTGTCCTTCTGAATTTACTATAAATGCACCAAACACTCTTTCACATACATAAATACCAAAAGTATTATGTAGTATAGCTCTATGTTGATAACCAACATAGTGTGTTTTAGTCATATCTAGAAATTCATGGATAGGTAAATAATCTGTGTATTCTCCTCCGAATTTTTTAACTGATAATTCTGAATGTTTTAATGGACTCATCTTGTAAATTCTTTAGCTTGATAATTAAATCCATAATAATTTGTATCAGTCACATGAATATTCATATGAACTTTAATATTACCTGTTAACAAGCAAATATTTACACAACCATATCCACCATCATTATTATACCAATCATGATCTGTAGAATCTGCTGCTTCATAACCAAGAGAAAATAATTCATCTGCGTCATTATTATAGCCATCAGAATAATCATCATCTATATCAAAACCATCATCAGTCCTAAATACAGAAGAATAATTAAAACTGCCATCATCACCACTACCATCAAAACATAAAGACACACCTACATAACCTTCATTTTTTAGTCTAGTAAGTGTATTTCTAATTAGTTCTTTTTCTTGTTGTGTCATGTTTTTCTATATTAAATTTCCAAAATCCAGGGCAACTTATTACCCCATTTTTATCTTTTTCCCACTCAAATTTTGCATATGATTGTAACAAGTCATCTGGCTGAGCCAAATACCTATAACATGAGAGTTTGAGTGGACAACTCTCATTTGTACACATCGAAATATCTGGCATAGTTTAAGTTATTTTTTCCAATGTTTAGCTATATACCCATCAACATCAATAGGATATCCTATAACTTCTTTAAAAGCATCTATCATACATTGTTTTTGGATATTAAACCACTCATCAGCTTGTTCATCTTTAACTTCACATACTATAGCATCATGCAATTGTAAAACAAACTTAACATCAATATTATGCTTAAGTCTTTCTTCATGCATTTTAACCATAGATAGCTTAGTTATATTAGCACCAGTGCCCTGAATGTAGGTGTTACCACTTTGTCTTTCTATTTGAGAATAGATTGCAGGATCATCTTGTGGATTTTCAAAGAATCTAATTCTTCTATATGGAGGTTTAGTCCTAATCATTAGATTTCTTTTACCATAATCCTTTAGCATATTAAGAAAGCCAGTAAGTTTAGGTAAACCTTTAAAGTAAGTGCTAATAATTTCTTTAGCTTCTGCTAATGGAATGTTAATAGAATCACTAAGCTTTTGTGGGCCACCACCATATAAAGCAAGATAGTTAAGAGTTTTAATCTTAGTCCTCATACTTTTATGCTCTTTGCAGTCGCACTTTTGCTTAGTTTTTACATACTCACAGCTTTCTTCAGCAGCATTTCTCCATTTATCTTTATAAACAGCTTCTGCTACTACAGAGTGTAAGTCTAATCCATTATTAAAGGCTTCTACCCAAGACTCTTCACCACTAACACAGCCAGCAATAACCAGTTCCATAGCAGAATAATCACAATCTATATAAGAATAACCATCTCTAGCTATAAAGCAATTCCTAACTTCATTTAAAGCTGGTAATTGCTGCATATTAGGTGCTTCATTTTTCATACCTGATGATACTCTACCTGTGGCTAATATTTGCCAATATGAAGTATGAACAGCATTTGTTAAAGGGTTTACCCATTTTAGGTATTCTCTACCAAACTTACTAATTGCAGTTTGGTTTTCTTTATAGTCAAGATAAAGTCCTACTATAGGCACTTTAACCTTGTATTTTTCTATTATTTTTTCATTGACTGAATCTATTTTAATTCCTGAAGCTGATAATACATCTAATACTTGTTTAGGAGAAGACCATGTAACATTAGTCTTAAATCCTTCTTCAAACAAACTAAGCTGTCTATTAATAAATTTATTATACTTTTCTGGATTATCTAGTATGAACGTATTAAGAGTTTCTTCATATTGATTGGCATTCTTTTCTCTGTCAAGAGCTTGAATCATCCATTTCTCTCTATCTAATTTCATTCCTACATATTCCATCTCTGCAAATACTCTAGAACACTTAAATTCTAAGTCTGCTACAGACATTAAATCTAATCTAGTAAGTTCTACAATTTGCTTATTCATTACTTCTTCTAAAGCAATAACATCATAAGCAGCATACTTAATGACATCATCAGTAAGTCCAGCCCAATTAATTTTGCCTCTTACTGACTTATCTAGTTGGTATTTATTACCACAATATTTAGTTACTATATAGTCAAGCCTTAGCTGTCTATTTTCATAACCAGTAGTTAAAATACATTCTGTTAAAAAGGTATCATAGATGTTATGTAATCTAATGCCTTTAGCAAAGAAAAACTTATCATCATATTTAGCATTTTGTAGAATGTTAATAGCTGTAGGATCTTCAAGTTCTTCTTTTAGGTCTAATATATTGGCATAGGTACAGTCTATTACAAATTGTGTATTAGCATCACCAATTTGCAGAGTAAAAATGTATCCAGTCCAACAATCACCTATAGTTTCTGTGTCTATGCCTCTGATTTTATGAGTTTTACACCATTCTTTTACATCATTAATTGAACAAGGTGTAGATATCTCACTAGCTATCAGGGCATTATTTGCTACTAAGTATATCATATTTTTTAAAATGTATTTGTACTTTATCGTCTAAGGTTATACTATCAAAGTCTTTGACATGTAATAAATTACCATAGGTAATCTTGTAATGATGAACATTACTACGGCTTATTGTTTGATTAAAATAATTAGCTGCTTTTTCTTCTGTATAGCCAAACTGATTAATCAAGTAATAAGATATAGCTTTTCTAGCATTTACAACATCTTGTTTTCTAGTTTTTAGGTTAAGATGTTTTTCTTTAACTCTATAATGCTTACATATTGTATTTACAAAAGCTTTAATCTTAGCAGTTTTAGATAAATCTAAACCTGGAAGTACCCATGGACTAATGTGTTTCATAAGTTATCTCCATAACTCATCAATGTTTTGCTCCCGAAGGTACTGGCGTATCTGCTCGGCAAGGTCAATTTGGTCTTCGGTTGCTGGCTTGCCGCTAAATGGGTTGTTGTTGAACTTCGTAATATCCCGCAGCTTTTGGTCGATGTCGTGAAGAACAACAAAGTATTCGCCGCCCTTTAGAGCAAAGTTTGCCTCTTGCTCTTCTTTGGGTAATTTGAATTTAAGTTTTAGTTTGGGCATAAGTCAATATTTAATAATAAAAAGAGCAAGGGCTGTTAACCCTTGCTCTACAAATATATGAATATTAGTACTTAAAATTAATCAAACCCCAAAAGAAACTAAAGTGCCTTTCATTTTTACGCTCTGGAGTAGTAGCTACAGAGGTTACTGCATTTCTTCTACCTCTTTGTTTAGCATTCATAACATCAATATAGTTTTGATATGTTGAAGCTAAAGCAGCATTAGGTTTAATACTATTATTCCATACAACAACATTATTCTTCTTTTGAAGAATATTATTTTTATGTAAAAAGCTAACTAATCTGCTATCTACTTTTACATCTTTTGTAACTTCTTTAAATGTTTTGTATTGCAGAATATTTGTGTTGTGGTGAATAGCATTAAGCTGTGTAAGTTTTCTCTTAACTTTATTTTGATTACTCATTTTATTTTATATTTTTTAATTATTAATCTAACTTTATCAATTAGGTCATATAAACTACCATCATTGATAATTACTTCGTCAAAGCCATCAAAGTTATCAAGTGCTGTTTCTGATATATGTAAGCCTGTGTTATTATTACTAGGTCTTATAACTTTTATCAATAAACCACCTCTATCTTTGATAGCTTGAACTTCATTATGGAATCTAACATCAGATATAATCCACCTAGATTTTTTAGTTATTTGGTTAAATAAAGCATTAACCCATACATTCTGGTTTATATTTCTTCCAATGTCAGTTCCCACTTGCTGTAGAATATCTCTAGGAGTTAATTCTACATCAATGCTAACCCATTCTTTACCTAATGGGGTTTCTTTATATTCTCTATCTTCAAGGTCTTTTACTTTACATCCTAATAAAATACTAACAACCTTTTTTAGAGCTGTTGCAAATTTTTTTACTTCCCATTTAGATTTAGAAGCACAATAACCTTTATGGTCTAAATCAACTAAGCAGTCTTTATTAGTTTTGCTAAATACTTCATCATCTAAGGTTAAAAACTGGATAATTGTAGCAACAGTATCTTTACCTGAGCCAGCTTTACCAGCTATCCCCATTAGTTTTATTTTCTTCTTCATCTTCTTTTGGTTTAAGCGTATCATTGTAGTCTTGCAGTTTTTGAGTAGACCACCATTCATATTTAAAATCAGGTTCTACAGCTCTAATCTCATCAAGTAGTTCTTGTCTATAACCTCGATCATAAAAATGAATGGTAATGGCATCTTCTAGGTCACAAATGTCTTGTGGGGCAGCTATTGATACTCTTAAATCATAATGGTTCCACTTAGTTTTGTAATCATAAATTGTAATACCTTTTGTAAGCTTCCTAAGTAGATTATGTAATCTGCGGTTTCTAACTCTAACAATAGATTTGTCGCTACCAAATACATGTAAGAATCTTAAAAACCATCTAGGACACCACTTAGGCTTGGCTTTGTAATCCATAGTTAAGATCAAAGGATAGAGTGCCTTAAAAACATCTCCATTACCTTCATAAGGCACAGAACCTAAGTAGCCATATATTTCATGAAATCCTTTAGGAAAGAAGATATACCTAAAATCATCTAAGGTAATATCACGAGTGTGAATTATACCTTTTTTTCTACCTTTCCAAAATAAAAAGAAATACTTCAAATCTTGTAAGCGCTCTTCTCGTGTAGGTGCTTTATAGAATTTACTCATTTTTGTTTAACTTACTCATTTCTCTTTGGTGTTAAAGGTTTCGTTGTAGTATTGCTCTACATTAAAAAAAGCGGTTCTAACATCCAAATCTTTAGCTTTATCTAAACAATGTTTGGCAAAATCTAAACTCTGCTCCTTTTCCATTTCTTTGGCTTTTTCTAATTTAAAATTAAATTTTGAAATAGTTTCATAGTCTAATTCATCTATCAACCATTCTATTGCTGTTTGTTTACTCATTTTAAAAATATTTTTAAAGTTTCATTGTTGTCTTGAAATTGTATCTCAACATCTTTAGCATCATAGTTTGTATATGCTCTACCATTGTATGGTGGTGAATGTTGTATCACTTCTACTCTTTTCACTTTTGATGTGTCATTTTGTTCTTGTTGCCATTTAGCACCATGAGTAAACATTGTTATAGGAGTTTCAAACTCACAGCTTCTGTCATTTTTAACAATCATCTGTTCAGTAGATATATTGTTTATCAAACAGTATTTTTCAGCAGCTTCTTCTAATGTTTCTTTTTTCATACTATTTCTTTTTAAATTGTTCAAACCATCTTTCACAGTGTTCATTTTTTAAATCTAATTCTTGTACAGGACTTCCATATCCTATATTAAAACCAATTTTAAAAGCATTTTTTAATTCTTCCTCAACAAGAAAGAATCTTTCTTGTTGCCATTTAGCTCCTAATTCTATAAATCTTTCATAAGTTGAAAAATCTATTTCATCATATCCATCAAGTTCTATTTTTATAAATTCTTGAAATAAATCTTTCATAGTAAAAGTACCTTCTTTATTTTCTACTGTATAATTTACTCCATTTGTTAAATCATCATAATACTCTATACCTTTAGAAAATAAAAAATTACCAAACTCAACAGCAATCTGTTCTGTTATCTCTGCTGATTTAGATGCTACAGTTTTTTCCAAATCGGATGTTCCAAAATCATTAACACACAGTTGTTTTCTTACATGTTTATCATTTTGAATGATATCTAAATGCATTTGTTCTATCTTGTTCATATCAAATTATTTAAAGTGTATTCAATAGCAGATTCATAAGCTTCTGTTGGTGAATTAAAATAAGATTCTACATCTTCTCCAACACCTTGTTCAAATACAGAAGGATAGTATCTTATTTCTGTACCATTTAATAGTTCAGGAAGAATAACAATCCAAATCTCGTGATTTTCATACAACCACATCACTACTTCTGCAATGGTTGGTGCTGAGTAATAAGGGTGTAAGCTATTTCTGTGTATTGTGTTGCCGCAATTAAATGGTAATGGTCTTTCATCGCCATCTTCAACACAAAGTCTACATTCTTCATCAAACCCTTTTTCTTTTAGCAATTTTGCTAATTCAAACTTTACTGGTGTGTTCATAGTTTAATTAGTTTGTTCATTGTACCAAATTAAAAATTGATTAATTGCTTGTACTATTGCTTCTTTTTTAGGCATAGGTGTTAATTTTAAATCAACTAAAAAATTACCTATTCTCACGTGAGTTGTAGTTATATCAACTAATACACCGTATTTATTAGAAGTTTCACCTATTCTCTCAATAGCTTCAACTACTTCTATTATCCAATTCCAGTCTGAGTGGAAAACCATTGACATTACTTCCAACATTTTTCCATCTTTATTTTCGTAGATATTAAAATCCTTATCAGTTGGTGTAGTGTTTACATAACCTAAAAACTCAGCACACCTTTTATTATACTCTAATATTTCTTCTTGTGTCATATATCAAGTTTTAAGTTTGAGATGTAGTCTTTTGAAGTTTCATACTTATAGATAGTAGTTGTACCAAAACAAGTTCCTTCTGTAAAACCTTTATTAAAAGCATCTTCAATTACAGGAATTAAAGGTGTTGATTGAGATAGGATTTGTTTTAAAGTATCAAATTCCATATGTTCCCAAATTTCTTTGTTATCTATTTTTTCCAACTCTTCTATTCTTTTTTGAATAGTTTCTATGTTAATAATAGCGTATTGTGTCATATACTATATAGTTAAATAAGGTAAAGCACTGATTTGATAAAATTTAGCTTTTTGACCTGCTTTAAACAGAATTTTAGCAGCTACAGAAAAATTCTGAGTAATATGTTCATCTCTATTCCATATTAACATTAGCTCTTTTTCATGTAGCTCACCAATTAGTTGAAAGGTTAAATAACCTTGTGTATCCCATAAGTCTTCAACTAAGAAAAAACCCATAGATTTAGTTATCTCTAAGATAACTTTTTTGTCATTAAATACTAATTCTTGCATATTTATAAAGTTAAAGAATAAAAGATAAATAGGGGGATTTCTCCCCCTATCTATTGTACCAAAAAATCTTGAGCTTTAGGTGACATCAAGAACCTGTATTAGTAGTTCCATTAGGAGTCGAACCTAAGACCTATTGCTTAGAAGGCAATTGCTCTATCCAGCTGAGCTATGGAACCATATAAATTATTTAAGTTCGCATTTATGGTATTTAGGATAAAACAGATTAGATATCTTTTGCCAGTACTTTAATGTAGATTCTTTAAGATGACCATTAGGGCCACCATTCCACTTTCTAGCAATAATCTCTGGGTTGGTATAATTCTTGATTTCTACCCATTTCTTAAATGCTTCAACAGATTTGTGTTTAGAGTACCTATCTTCTAAAGTAAACTCAATACCTATTCTGTTGAACTCTGCGACCATAATAGGTCTAATTTGCAGTACACCTGCGGCTTGCTCTTTAGCATTAAAACTAAGAGGATCTCCACCACTCTCTACAAAGATTATGGCAGAGATTAATTTTGCTAATACAAAAGCTTTCATAGTTTACAGAGTTAAATGTTAGTTTAAAATTTATACCCTATCGGTAGTTAAATGTATGCTTTTGAATACATTTATACCCTATCGGGGGTTGTTTTGCAAAAAGCGTTTTAATGTGATTTAGCCGTGTTTTTCTTGCGTTTAAAAGCATAAAAACCAATAAATCATACTATAATGTGGTTTAAAGATTAAAATTAATTGATAAAGTTGGCAGAAATTCCGCCAAGTTGGAGATTTATTTTTAAATAACTAGTCATAAAAAGGATAAAACATAGGATTTTTGTGCCTTTAATGACAAGTTGTAGTCAGGACAGGATTATTTAAAATAATGTGCCTACCATAAAGATAGGCACATTATTACATAAAACCAAACTGAATTATCCTAGCAAATTGGCACCAGGAAAATCAGCAGAAACACCAGCAGTTTCACGAGGCAAAGTTACAACTTTACCACCATAACCTACAGGTACAAGAGAAGAATGCTCAAAAATAGGCATACCTTCGCTAGTGATTACCTCACCAGTAGAAGGATTGATTTTTGGATTCTGAGCAGCATATTGTGGCTCAGTTTTCTCTACAACAAGGATGTCAAAAGGAAGTTCAGAACCAGCAGTAATGCCATTTTGAGCTACAAGAGCTTTCTCAGCAGAGAAAATAGCACGTAGTAAACGAGTACCTTGTCCCCAGCCTAAGAAAAACTTCTGAGCATCAGAAGCATTATTCTGAGTAG